ATCGAAAAGGCCAAACGCCGCCGCTAACCCGGCGGCTTTTTTACGCCGTAGACTGTTTTTACGCTAGTACGACAGGTCGGTGGCTGACTACAACGCCAATATCAAGGTAAACGCCGACACTCGTTCAGCTGAACAGGCCATCAAACGCCTAACGACTGAACTGGACAAAATAAAAAATGTAACAACAGCAGTAAAAGGTGTAAAAAACATTGGCGAAGCATTTGTTCCTCAGCAAGCATTATCTCGCCTCGAAAAAGGACTCCAAACAATATCTAATCGTGCAAACACCACAGAAAAAGTTTTTGCACGGCTTGTTGAGGGAGTAGGCACACTAGGAGCTTCCGGTGCAGTTTTAAGCGGATTAAACGAAGCACTAAAAGGAGTGGCTTCCGCCACCGGGCAATCTGCCGCAAACTTCTCTGGCGCAGCTAGAAAAATAGATGAATTTGCTGCTGCGGGTGACACCCTTCGTACGACTCTTGCTCAAGTAAATAATCTGCTTGTTGATGTAGGTCACGGAATAGCTCGAACAGTCGTCCCTGGTTTTGCCGCCATGGATGACACTGCGCAAGCCACTGCGCAAACAGCAAACAGGCTGCAGTACGCCTTGCAGCAGTTTTTGGATTCAACTGAAAGTATTAGAACTTTTGTTAGTTCTATCGGGACACTTGAAGGTGCGTCGGGAGCAGCTGCTGTAGGTCTTGCCGCATTAGCGGCAGTAGTAGAGGGGCAACTTTCCGAAGCTTTATACGACATTGACGCCAGTGCTTCTACCGCATTAAAACAATTAGCAGAAGATGCGGCTGCAGGGGCTAGCGAACTACAAAGACTTATTCGTGCTACACAGGGAACTGTTGAACAGTACGAAAATTTAATTTCAAGAGGTAAAGAACGGATGCGCACTGTAAGTGCGGAGTCTGATGAAGCGCGCCGAGCGGCAAACACAATCACCCAGGGACAGAGACTACTTAACGAAGAGCTGGAACGGCAAAATGACCTGCTTCGTGAAGCTAGGGGTTTAACTCAAACAGGCCTTGAAGAGCGTAAAGCTGTCAAGTCTCTCGGCACAAAAAGGCGTCGTGAAGATTATTTGGCCGATCTTGCGCAAGGGGTTGAAGCAACGTTACAAGCTGCGGCCGAACTAGATCAAGAAATCTTAAATTTGGATAAACACTTAGCCGATTTAGATACAGCAGCAGCTGAACGTCGCTGGCAGGCACTGGAACAGCAGTGGAAAGACGCGGACGCTGCAGGAGCCGCTTTGGCTGCTCGTATGGATGAGATGGCAGCAGCATCGCTTAAGGCGCGTGGCGGCAAAGAGCCTATGCCGTTTGACACTGGCGGCGTCGTTCGACGCACTATTGCAGGTCCGGCATACGAGAAACCAGCGGGACCAGCCGGAGCGCCTTTTGCCGTAGAACGCGCTCTTGCAGCACAAGCAGAATCGAACATACGCAAAGAATTTCAGCTACGCGCTGATTACGAGGCAGAGATATTCCGTATTGAGAGCAACTTTAATAAAGAAGCACACTTTACAGAGCTTGAATTTATACAAAAGGAACTGGAAGCGGAAATCGACAAGATTGAAAGCGTGGGTAGGGCACAGCAAAAAGCAGACGCTAAAGCCTTACGCGATTTTGATAAGCGTTTAACGACACGTACTGAGGCAAGGCAAAAGCGGCGCCAAATGATGGAGAACGTCGTTATTGGCGGCGCGTTTCCGATGCTGTTCGGAGGCGGACCTGGTGCAGTTCTCGGCGGCGCCGCTGGCGGCTTTATCCCAGGCAACCCCATGCTCTCGGTTGCCACCAGCGCCCTCGGCGCAATGGTGGATCAGTTTGCCACCAACACCGCTGAGATGGGGAACGCACTGCGCAATCCCATCGAATCGTTCCAAGAGCTTGCAGAAAAAGGTCTGTTGGCCAGCAAAAGCCAAGAAAAATACATCCAAAAACTTATTGAAGCCGGTCGTGTTTACGAAGCTTCAGCAATTATTCAAGATGAAATTATCCAAAAGATCGGCGTTCAAGGTTACAAAGACCTGCAGAACGCTGGAGCAGCTAGCGAAAAGTTAAACAAAGCCTTTGCCGAGTTATCCATCCAGATGCAGGCTGCTGTAGCCGGCCCACTAGCCGCCATGCTCAGCTGGCTCGCAAATGTAATCGCCATTGGCAATAAAACTACAGCTTCCGCAGCTAAACAGACGGACATTTTGCAAGGCCTGTCTGCACAAGACAGAGCTGCACTACAACAGCAAGAACAGCGCATTTTAAGTGGCGCAAACATTTTTAATGAGGCAGAAAAACGTCAGCAAGTTGCACAGCTGTATCAGAGCTATTCGGCACGAGCAAATATGCAGCGCCCTGGCGTAACTGTCGATTCCACTGCCGCACAGCAAGCAGCTGCTCAAACACGAGAACTCCAAGCTCAAGTAGACCTTTCCGCCAAGCAGTTAAGCTTGGTCGGACTAACACTAGAAAAAGACGGTCAGCGTTACATAAACGCAGCCAAAGACGTTGCATTACAAGAGTATAAAAACAGACTGCTTGAAATTACGAACAGCTGGATCGGCAAAGCATACGACGCAGAGAAAAACACTCTAATGATTCGTAATGCGAATTTGCAATATGCAGCCAAGCTAAAAAATATAGACGCCGAGCGCGTTAAGTCCGCTAGAGATCAACTAGAAGTACAAAAAGCTATTCTTGCTTTACAAACTGAACTAATCCAAACAACACTACAGGCCGCAGACATAGATATTCAAAGGGAGAGACTGCGGGGAGGAGATCAAGCAGGGATACAAGAAGAACTACAACAACTCCAAGCCAGGCTTGATCTTGAAGCCCGCAGTCTTGATTTTCAGGTTCAACAAAAACTGCTTGCGAAAGATCTTACTACCCAAGAACGCAATCTTATTGAGAGTATCTACAGGCAGCAACTAGCAAATCTAACAGAACAGTACAATATAAAACAGAAAACTCTCTTGCAGTCTGAAGCACAAATAAAATTAGAGAAGCACATAGCCGACGTACAAGCTATACAGCAAGCGAGACAACCATTCGAGGAACTGCGAAATCAGCGTGAACTAGACATTCAATACAGCAAAACTTACCTACGTCTTGTAACAGAAGGAATCCTTCCTGCTGAAGCGGAAAGACAGGCTAACTTTGAACGACTTGTGGCCGAACAGCTAACTGCAATAGACAGGCAAATTGCTATAACAAAAGCAGCTTTAGTGCAGGCAGAAGCGTACGGTGTGAGTGCTCAAAAAGTTAAAGAACTTCGTGAGGAACTTGAACGGCTAGAAGATGCCCGTGGTGCTGCTGCAGAAGAGGCCGCTAAAGGCCCCGGTCCCGGAGCACAACCCGGCGACAAAATTAAAGGTGCAATCGCAGCAGCACGCGGCGAATTGAATGAGCTTGTTGATTTAGAGAACCAAGTCATCGCAGGTGCTGCTGCAATCGGTGATGCGTTCCAGCAGTCCTTCAAAGGTCTTGTGACCGGAGCAATGACCGGACAAGAAGCTCTCGCTTCCTTCTTCAAAAATGTCGGCGACCACTTCTTGGATATGGCCAGCAAGATGATCGCCAAGTTGATTGAAATTTACATTCTCGAAACTATCGTTGGACTTATTAGCGGTGCAGCCGGTGGCGGCGGCAGTGCGCCCAGAGGAACTCCTGGTGCAACCGCTCCAAACGGCGCTGCTTACTTTGGCCCCGCTTTTGCCGAAGGAGGTTTTGTCACCGGACCCACTCGCGCCCTAATCGGCGAAGGTGGCGAGCCGGAATACGTGATCCCCGCCAGCAAGATGCGCACCGCAATGGGCCGCTACTCAGCCGGCGCCCGTGGTTCCAGTGTTGTTTCTGGAAACGGCGAGCAAACAAGAGACAGCGCTGGCGGCGTTGCCACAATGGAACCAATCGACGTGCGTTACAGCATCGAGCGCATCAACAACGTGGATTACGTCACCGCCGATCAGTTCCAAGCCGGAATGGCCCAAGCTGCTCAACGCGGCGCTATCGAGGGCGAACGTCGAGCGATGCGAACATTACAGAACAGTGCCGCCACTCGTAGGAGGGTGAACGTCTGATGGAATACGCTTACGGCCACCTACTGGAAGTCGGGCCTACGGGACAAGCCGCTCGTTACCGGTTTCAAAATTACGCCATCAACCAAAACATAAACGGCTATCTGTTTTTACCGTTTAGTTTTGGCGGTGCCGTAGCAACACTACAAGGCGATAATTTAGATACAACATTACAATTTGCAAACAAGGATATAACGCGCAGCTGGGTAACCGAAGCCCTTAGCGCAGTGTGGGTGGCAAAAGTAACGACTGTCTTATGGGAGCCAAGCACCGGTCAGGTTCAACGAAATCTGTATCAGTATTGGGGCAGTTGCGCCAGCGGTGGCTGGAACGAAACGGCAATCCAAGTAAATCTGAACTCCGTTTTAGATGCAATTCAAGGCAACATTCCCGGTCGTCGTCTCCATAGGTGGCTTGTAGGCAGTATTCCGTTTACAGCGCAGATCCGTGTGTGAGCACCTAATCGGTAGACAGTACGAATACGGAAAAAGTGACTGTATCCACTTGGTCGTGGACGCCCTTAAAAGTATGGGCAAAAACCCGCCGGCAGTGACCGCCCACTGGTACGAGTTGGATAGCCGAGGCTTAATCCATGAGCTGGCTTTGTACTGTGATCGGATTGACAGTCCCAGCTACGATGGGGACATCGCTTTAATCGCGGCTCAGCCGCCAACCTTCGGCGTCGCATGGCAGAGCGGGATCCTCTACATCAACCAGGCGACCAACAGCGTCGACTGGAAACCGGCGGCCAACCTTTTAATCCGCCGCTCCTACCGTATGAGATCGCGCTGATCGAAGCGCTCGGCTGCACAGAACAGGAATATCGAGAATTTGTACGTCATGCCCAACTACAGGCTCGTATTCGCCCTGCTGAATACGACGAAATCCCCGACGTCGTAAACGGCCCAATAGCACCGATCATAATCAATTTAGTTATCGGGTTAGCCCTCACAGCGATAAGCGTTCTTCTTGCGCCAAAACTTACATTAGAAACCCCTGCAAAAATTCGAGGTCGCCGACTAGCGGATCAAATCGGTCCCTCGCGCTTTAATCAGACCACCAGTTTCGATAACGTCAGTGCTCTCGCTGAATACGGGCAACCAATCCCAATCCCTTTCGGCAAGCGCGGCACCGGAGCAGACGGTGTTTTAACCGGAGGACTCATTCTGGCCCCAGCACTTGTCTGGAGCCGAGTTTATTCCTACGGAACGTACCAGGCATACGAAGGTATTTACGTCGCTGGCGAATACGGCGTAGACGCTCCGCAACTAGGTGGAATCCGCTTTGGAACTACAGCCTTAAACAGCCTGGGTAATAGAGAATACGCGTTGTATTGGTCATCTATCCTAGGTAACAATCGCCCCACAGCAGCCAACCGAATAGCTGGTACGGAAGGCCCCGGCGCTACAGGAACTATAGGAAGGCGGATATTTACAGCTCCTACAGACGACGGAGAATTTAGTGAAGGCTTTTCTATGGCCTATAACCCGCAAAGCGGGATCTACTTTGGTGCTTCGGATCCTATCCACAACGGTTCTGCATATCGATTTAACTGGGAAATTGTTAGTGCCCCTTACGACGGAACAATCGGATCAGACAATAAGCAAGAGCGGGAAGAAATGCAGGCCCGCCGCCGTAAAATTGCCGGCTCACTTGCTGATGTATTACACGATAATAATGAAGAACGAGGTATGCCGGGGGTTGGCAGGGCGTACTCTCGCCGAATGGGTTTCGTCGGGCACCAGCCCAATGGTGGCGCATATACGGAATACAGCAACAGAACCATTGTTCCAGTAAACCTTGACGATCTACTGGTATTTGAAATTAACGGTACAAACTGGCTAGAACTTCAGCAGCGCGAATGGGACGATCCTCTTGGCGGAGGTTTTAAGGGCACAGAAGTAAATCTAAAAGACCTAAAAAATGCTGCGAATACGTGGCGAGCACGGGCATCAGATCTTTTGACTGTAGGGTCTAAGTGGGTGATTACAGGCAGCACATGGGTAGTGGAATCACGCTCAGCCGAGATATGGAAACCGGGCCAGACAATCCATGTAAACTTCAGGTGTACCGCCACCATCGGCGTAGCAGAAGTAGGCATCCCTGGAACACGCACAATTCGTGAACCTCTAGGCGGATACGAGGGCCAAGAATTTAATCCAAACAAGCATTGCGGGGCTGCGTTTTACAATATCTGCCGCTTAAACATGGCCAGTATTCGTCCTGTACGACGAGACGCAGAAGTAATCGAAATCGGTATTCGCAGCCAAGTCTGGAACAGAGCTAACGGCTTATGTAACTTTAATGCTATTCCTACTCCGAGGAAGTTGTATCAGCTGGATAGAAAAAACATAACGCTCAATACTCCACGCATGGACAAGTATTTTGAGCGTACATCGTGTTTTTCTATATGGGTGCGTCCTGTTCAGGAATACGGCCAACCTCAAGAACAGTGGCGGCGTATCCCGCAGGTATTTTGCGTCACTGGTTCATCCCCTGTAGATCAGTTCAACTCAATCCGCATCCGTCCAAGAGAGTCCAGGTATTTTGAGTACCGGTTCATCCCCCGTACGGGTAGCGATATTGCGATCAATAGTATTGACACAAATATAGCCATACGATTGAACTCCAGTACATCTAATGTATTCGCGACAGACTACGCTACGCCCTACGGTAATTTTCGCATAACCGTAAAGGGCGAACAGGTAGCAATCGCCGATATTCGGTTCAACGACGAATTACTTACCGATCCAGCAGATTTCAGGGATGAAGTAATAACCCAGACCAACATACCCAGCAGCCTGGCACAAACAGACATTAGCTCCAGTAACGGAAGTCAAATTTTAATTCGCCATGCCTGGTACACAACCTTGCTTGGGTACGCCCGCAACAACAAAGGTAAGACAGTTAGCGCCGACTATGTGCATTACAAACCCAACGGTGATCGATACATCACAGTACGCATAATTGCAGACTCAAATCCTGGCACTTTGGGCGTAACCATCGGTCCAAAGTACCTTGCGGCTAACGGCGGTGATTCTTATTTGTGGGAAAACATCCGTTACCAGGTTGTTACAGCCACAGGTGAGTGGGCTGTTGGTGATGCTTTTACTATCGAGCGGCCAACAAACAATGACTTTTCAAACTATGAAGGCAGATACAGCAGCGTATCGTTCCGCTTTGACGTAACGGCTACTCGTATTGCTACTACAGAAGTTGAAGAGACGTACGCTGGAGCCAGCCGAGTTTTCGAGCATAACTCACAAGTAAGCGACTGCAGCCATTACCTGGAACTGACTAAATCCAATGAAAACGGTCCTGAACATGAAATTGTTTACGTGAACGAGTGTATCGCTAACGAAACTCCCGCAGAATACTACGCACTATCAACGATGGCACTAGCCATCAAATCCAGCGGCCAAGTAAATTCCATCGGGCAGATTCGTGCATGGGTGCCGACTGGTATCGCAGTTTACCGGCTGATCGAACAAGACATAAAACCCAGCAATCTATTTGCCGACTTGATGTATTACCTACTCACAAACAAAAGCCAGGGTGTAGGTAACATCATCCCGATTGAACTTGTTGACACCGAATCTTTAACCATCACAGCTCGATTTTTACGTGCAAACCGTATATTTTTTGACACAGTTATTGAAGATAGCCAGAGCCTGCGGTCATTTATCTATGACAATGCCGCACTACAGATGTGTAACTTTACTATTAAAAACGGTAGGTTCGGTCTTATGCCCGCTCTGCCTTACGACAGTAGCTACCAGATCAGCGCCCAGCCTGTCACGGTCGATCAGATTTTCACTTCCGGCAACATAATTGACGACTCACTGAATGTTCAGTACATCGACGTGTCATCACGGACATTTTTCCGTGCCCTAGTCACCTGGCGCGTAACAGTTGAAAACGATCTTCCTACGTCCGCATCCGCCCTCGTCGATTGGGCCGACGTTCCCGAAGGTCTCCGGGCCTCCACACAACAAACGTTCGACCTGAGCGAGTTTTGCACTAACCGCGCTCAAGCTCTACTTACAGCGCGTTTCTTACTTAGTGTTCGTCGTCGTGTAACACATACGATCTCCTTCAAAACTGTGCCCGATGCTCTGGGTATCCAACCCGGCTCGTATATCCGCGTAATTACAGCGGCGACCACGTACAACGCCGCTGCCAACGGGGCTATCACAGACGCTGGAACTTTAGTCAGCATCACCACTATCGAGAACGGAACCTACACAGCCCTGGTGTACAACCCCAGCACTACCGAATTACTGGAGCGGTCGATTACCGTATCAAACAACGCTGTAACTGACCCCCGTCTGTACGGCTGCCTGTTTACGCTTCTGACGACAAACGTAAACAAGGGTATCTATCAAGTCGAGCAGCTTACTCTTGACGATGATGGTCTGATCAACGTCAGCGCTATCGAAGTACCCGTTGACAGTAGCGGCGTTAGCATAGTGGTCAAAGACGTCCTAGACCCCAGCGCCTTCCGCGTTTTGGAGTAATGACCTTTCCAGCGTTACAACCTACAAGCCGTTCTTTTACGCCGGGTGACTGGCCCGTAAAAAGGTACTCCGCACAATCCGGCGCTGAAGTCAGCATTTTGTACGGTACTCAACGTACCAACGCGAAACTAAGTCTCGGTTATTCAAACGTCAGCGATAGCAGCGCCCAGCTTTTTTTAGACGACTACGTGGCACAGTACGGAACACTGCGGACATTTACGCTTCCATCTGCAGTCCGCACCGGCTGGAGCGGCAGTAGCAGCAGCATCGATGCCCCTGTTGGTACAGCGTGGCGTTACGAAAAAGAACCTGAAGTCAGTTCCGTGAGGCCCGGGCGTAGCAGCGTTACAGTAAACCTGGTGGCTGTGATCTGATGGCTAAGGTTTACACCGGACGAGACGGTCGCCTTCTCATCGACGGCACCGAGCAAATCAAAGTAAGCAGCTGGACACTGACTGGTTCGCTTGAAGTCCTAGAGACAACAACGCTAGGTGAGTCCCAGCGCACCTACGTTCCCGGCGTCCAAGAGTTTAACGGCAACGCTACGTTACTGTATTACAAAGATGAGACTGGGCGTAATGACGCCGCTACAGCACTTAAAAAAGTCTTGCGAGTAGCTGGAGTAAGCACTAGCGATACTGTGACAATGCGCCTACGCCTCGTAGACGGAAACACCAATAGCGACGTACAACTGACCGCATATATTACAAGCGTTAGTTACGGAGCAAGCGTAGGCGAAGTTAGCCGCGCCGAAATCACGTTCCAAGGCACTGGAGCACTTACTGCGGTGACAATCTGATGGGCATCTATTTAGGTACAGTCGGAAACATCGAGCTTACCCGAGAGTCTCTGGAGGGTAGCAAGCAGTCCGTAGTAAACCCTTCGGATGTCAATGCGAACAAAAACCGTTTTAGTTTTGACTTTGACACCAGTTTTTTGATTAGTGGCGACCTCGTAGAGTTTGCAACAACAGACGGAACAAATTTAGACTTTGTATCCGCAAGTGGCTGGGCTAATAGCACTGTTCAACCCAGCGGCAACTGGTATGTATATGTTGACGAATTAGGTGGGATCAAACTGTACACCACATTTGATGACAGCTTGGATGGAGGCACTAGAGGCTTAGTACCCTTAACTGTCATTACCAGAGATATACCCATTCGCGTATCTATACGCGATCGCGATTCTCGCCTTTTAGCAGCTGTAACAGATTACGAACTCAATACAAACCGCGAAACAGTAGATATCACAACTTTAAGCGACGAACACAGACAACAGTACAGCAGTCTTATTTCTGGAAGCGGTCGTCTCACCGCACAGTGGGACTACACCACAGAAGGGAATACAGAGCCCGTGCATTACTTAATGCAGCTGGTGCTGCGCACAGAAATAGGTTCTTCTTTTCGCGGTAAGTTTTACATTAAGTATCCAAATACCGGACCAGAGGCCGGTATTTTTGCCGCTTCCCAGTACAACGATTCGTTGTGGTGGGAGTTCGATGCGCTTGTGACAGCTAGTGCGGTCAGCTTTGCGGCTGATTCCGTTGTTGTCGGCACGATCGATTTTGTCGCCACCGGACCTATTCGGCTAAAAGCACAAACTTTGCCCCAGCGGTATCTGCTCCAAGAGGACGACGGCAAGATCGAGCTGGAACAGACAACGGACTCCTACATCCTGTTGGAAGAGCGGGAGTAAGACTTAGACTCGGTGTAACTGTAAACGCCACGCAGGCACTGGGGCATGGCCGACCTTCGTATCAGCGAACTAGCCGCACTAGCCGGTGGCGACCTAGCAGCAGGCGATTTACTGGCCATCGCGGACGTAAGTGCCAGCGAAACCAAAAAGATCACGGTCACCGACTTGGTGGGCAATGCCACCACGCTGATCGCCGACGCAACCATCCCAGGCGCCAAGATCCTGTTCAGTGCTGGCACGATTGCCGGTAGCGCCATCGCAACAGGCGGCATCGGTACTACACAGCTGGGTGATGATGCCGTCACCGCCGCCAAACTTGCCGACGAATCCAGCGTTGACCTTGTAACCACGCTGCCCGCCAGTGGCGCGTTTGTCGGTCAAATCGCACTGGACACCGACGACAGCAAGATCTACTGCTGGAACGGAACTAGCTGGGTAAGCGTCAAAGCTGCCGGCTCGGTAAACAGTGTTATTGGCAGTAGCAGCGGCGTCGTCAATATCAGCGTCGCCACCGCTGGCGATGAAGTGACGATCAGCACCACGCTGGATAACACCGGTGCTGCCGCTCAGTTTTTAGCCGGTCCAACAGCTGCCGCTGGCACTGTTTCCTACCGCACGATTGCAGGCGGCGACTTACCTGCGGCTACAACCGGGACTAAAGGCGCGGTAATTGTCAACGGTAATGGATTGACAATGAGTGGCGATACAATCGCCATTAACAACACAGTCACCGCTGAAACAACTGCGTATCACATTGTTCAATACAACAATAAAGGTCTTGTAACCGCTGGACGAATTATTGCAGCTTCAGACGTACCTATTGCAACAGCAAGCACTATCGGTGTTGTAAAACCAGGTAGCGGTTTAGGCGTCGACGGCTCTGGGATACTTAATCACAACAACAGTGTTACCGGAGGCACTGGTTCAAAAGTTAGTTTTGACACAGAGGGACACATAACGGGTACGTCCTCGCTTGAAGACACAGATATTCCAGATCTGCCAGCAAGCAAAATTACCTCTGGTACGTTCCCTACAGCCCGCTTAGAAGCAAAGTCTGTCACTGGTGCCAAGGTCGCCGACTACGCCGTATCACTTTTTGGAGAAACGCAACCTACAGCCGAACATATTGGGCAATTTTTCTTTAACCCTATTACAAGAGACCTATACCTCTGGGACGGCAACGTCTACCAACCCGTAGGTATTAGTGCCGGTGAAATTGTCTTGGCTGGTACATACGATGCCAGCACCAACCTTTTGGATTCCGTAACAGCTGAAGGTTCTGCTGCCGGTTTCACCAACGGTGCATCGCTACCTGCTGCAGATACAGGAAACAATCGGTACTACGTCGTTGTTAGTCATACCGGTACGGGCACCGCACCTGCTCCGACCGTAACACTGGAGCCACCGGACATTCTGCTGTCAAACGGCAGCAGCTACGTCCTGATCGAAACATCTGAAACGATCACGGCACAGATTGCATCGAACGTTGGCTTTACGCCTTACGGCAGTATCGCTAGCACCAACGTCCAGGGTGCGATTGCTGAACTTGACGACGAAAAGCTGCCCAAGGCGGGTGGCACCATGACCGGCGATATTTTGTTGAACAACTGCAACCTTGTATTTGAAGGTGCTACCGCAAACGACTACGAAACAACACTGACGGTGACTGATCCCACGGCAGATCGTACTGTCACACTGCAGGATGCTTCTGGCACAGTGGCACTAACGAGCAATTTGAACGACGGAACTTACTAAGCTGAGAGGGTAATTTCCGGCCTACGGGCGTTAAGGAATGGCCCTCCAGCACCTGCGTAGTAGCACTGCAAGTAAGCGTCCTCTGCCTAGCGGTATGAGCGATGGGCAGCTTGCCATCAATACAAATCTCGCTAGCCCCGGCGTTTTCTTTAAGGACAGCAACGGCGATCTCGTCAAAGTCGGTCCCGTACATGTTGGTACGACTGCACCAAACGCGAGCCCAGCTGCTGGCGGTCAAACCGGCAATACAAAAGGCGAGCAGTGGCTGGATACCAGCGGCACCAACCCTGTTCTAAAGGTTTGGGACGGATCTGCGTGGCAAAGCGAAGCCGGCGAGTTCGTCAATGCCAGCGGTGATGTAATGACTGGTGCGCTTGGCATCATTGCCGGCACCGATTCTGCTCCAGGGCTTTATTTTTCTGGCGACACCAACACGGGTCTCTATTCACCCGGCGCAGATCAATTAGCCATCTCGACTAATGGCACTGGGCGGTTGTTTGTTGATGCGAGTGG